CTCCTTCTATTGTAGGATGACCTGTAATATTAGGAGCATAAATTTTTTCTACTGTTAGGGTCGCCGTACTTGGATTGTATGTCATTGGAGTTGTAGTTTGATCCAAGTACATTGTATCCATTTGATACGTACCAGTGAGAGGATTAATGTCCCCTGCACCCGGTGCTCTTGTAAAAATAGGATAAAAAGTTTGATTTATATTTGTATCTACAATCGTAGTCAATGCGCCGGCGCCAGGCCCTGTGTTAATTATAGTAACTTTATTAGTAGCAGGATCTACATTTAACGCTATTCCAAAACCAGCTTTTATTTGAAAGTTTGCATCAACTTGTTGAGCAGTTGTTACGCCTAAAGGAGTTTCTGTATTGTCTAATATTGTTATATTTCTATAGGCATCGCGCAGTTCTACGGTCATAATACATCCTTATTTGACGTATTTATCGCATTTTGGATTTGGTTTTTGGACTAGCAGTTCAAGATAAATACCGTATGAACCTTACATCTTTGCCCACTTTTTTTGTCCACGAAGACAAAATTCTAATTAATAAAGCAGTTCTTCGTTTCATCGAAGGAAATTTAGTCCTACAAGGATCTATAGAAGTTTCTGCTCCTTCAAAATTTGAAACATTGAGTGTAAACGATACTTTAACTGTTAAAACAATTAAAGCAGAAACAGTCCAAGTTAGAAATCTAATTACAGATTGGGAATTTAAAACTGATGAGAGTTCCACTAATTCGTTAGTTTGGAACTATAAGTTAGAAGAAACATTAGATGGAAAGGGACTAACTTGGCAACACGGCGATAACTCCGTACACTTGTTATACAAAACTGGCGGCAATTTATCTACTAATGCAAATCTTGTTATCGAAGAAGATAACTCGTATCAAATAGGGCAAGACACTGTTCTAAGTAAGAATAAACTAGGTGATAGTATTTTCTACAGTAATTTAAGAGAATTGGGAAAACTTTCATCTTTAACTGTAATCGGCGAATCTGATTTTCAAAGTAATGTATCTATTAAAAAGTTAAACGTAAAAGAAATCAACAGCGTCATTACTTTTAACAACGAAGTTACTATAAACGGTAAAGTTACAGTAAACGGAGAAATGACTGTTGATTCTGTTTACGCAGACAAGATATTAGATAAAACTGGAAAAGTTATTAAGTTAGACGAGTATAAAGGAAACGTTGAATCAGATCTTTATGGAAAAGGAATTTCCTGGTCCTATGCAGATAATAATTATCAAATGGTCTACGGTAATGGTAATAGACTATGGTCTAATTTAAATCTCGACCTTTCAGAATCAAACACCTACAGAATAAATGACATACCAGTTTTAAGTATAGATGAACTTGGACCCGGTGTTATAAAAAGTAATTTGCAAAAGGTCGGTATTTTAAAAAATCTTAGAGTTTCCGGTAATGCTAGTTTTGGCGAATTTGCCTTCTTTAATGGAGACATGTTCAGAGTAGGTTTAGGAACAGAAGATCCGGATACTGCACTTCATATTCATGATTTTGGTGTAGATATACTGCTAGGCAGTCAAGAACAAAATACAGCAAGTATTGGTGTAAAAACTTACCATGACTTAAACTTAATTACAGACAACACTACTCGAATCTTAATTAAAAATTCCGGCGAAGTTATCTTTGGAAATCCTTCTAGTAAAAATGCAAACGTAACTATATTTGGTACACTTCATGTAGATAATTTAATATCAGATACAAGAATAGACAAATATAATCCGTTAGAATTTAAAGCCAGCGGCGACTCTAATGTATGGGGATTAGGTATTAAATGGAAGGATGTTAATACAACAGCCAGCTTTTTATTAATGCCAAATCCTAATAGAATAATCAGTAGTGAGCATTTAGATCTTGCTGGAAACAAATCTTATCATATCGACGGACAATCTGTTCTATCAGAAAATTCTTTAGGAGATTCAGTCACTGATAGTAAACTAACTAGTCTTGGAGTTCTAAAATCACTTGAAGTAGCCGGTGACGTTGTTTTTAGAGGAACAGTGGCTTCTAGAGATATGAATGTAGAAAAAATTAACTTGTCTGGATCGCTAACAGCAGATAGACAAATTATTATGAAAGCCAAGGGTGACACAGTTTATTATGCCGACGAAAACGGTATTTCGATTGGTAATAATCAAAATACTTCGAGACCTGTTAAAGTATTTGGGCCATTATCGATTGGTATTAGTAATCCTGATCCTTCAGTAAATTTATCTGTTTCTGGAAACGTAATTTTAGGCGGCAAAAAGTTTATTTCTAAAGAAAGCGCACCTTCAGAAGGTATTTTTAACAAAGGCGATGTTTGCTGGAATGTTAATCCTGCACCTGGAAACTTTATCGGATGGGTATGCATATCTGCAGGAACTCCCGGACAGTGGGCTCCGTTTGGGTTAATAACATAAGATTTCGTTTCGCAGATCCTCCATAAATATTTTATGGAAAATCTTATAAGCAACGAATTAAAAAAACAAATTAAAAAATGGCAATGGTATTCTATCATTGCTCCATTTGGGTTTTTACTAACATCTTCAATTATCTATTTTACCTATAATACACCATTCAATATCTTATTCTATACTGCAGTTATTATTTTTGCAATCACTTGTGTAGTTTGGTGGCATTGGTGCTTAATTACAATGGGAACTATGCTACAAATAATGAATGCTACTGACGATCATTTCAATAACGTGTCTAGAGAGCTTGAATCTTTGCGAAAGGAAATTAAAGATTCAAGAAAAAAGACATTCAACCTGTTTGACAATTAAATAGAATAAGTTATAATGTTATTAACATGCGGTCTTAGGCGTCATCCCGCAATATAAATTCTGCCGCCATTGCTAACTTTTAGGAGATATCAATGGCAATTCATTATCATATTCCAGATGTCGGTTCTGTTACATCGGAAATAGCCGACAGTTTTAAAAATAATCAACCAGTTACATACAAATATGTAAGTACAAAAGAATACCACGATAGCTTTCCATGTGCATATCGTCAGTGGCGTGCCGATAGTCATTGCAATTTGATACATGGTTACAGCTTTTCTATGAAATTCTACTTTGGTACAAATGATTTAGACGTTCGTAATTGGGCTGCTGACTACGGTGGCTTAAAAGAACTTAAAAAAATATTAGAAGATCAATTCGATCATACTTTGCTTGTGGCACAAGACGATCCAGAATTAAAAACTTTCTTACTACTACAGGAAAAAAAGCTAGCCAAATTAACTATTCTTCCAAGACTAGGCTGTGAAGGATTAGCCGATATGCTTTACAAATATGTCAATGGCGTGTATATTCCAGACATGTGGGGACCAGGTGAAGCCGAACGTCTTTGGTGTTATCGGGTAGAAGTGCGCGAAACACAAAGTAATATGGCATTCCGTGAAGGTCACCGTGAATGGAACGAAGACTTATTTGTATGAACGAACTAGTAAAATCCTTAGCAGATCAAGCAAAACAAAAAGTCCCTGAGGGACTTTTTGTTGAGCAATGGATCGAACGATATAACGAAGAATTTGCCAGATTGATCGTTCATGAGTGTGTTACCGTAATGTACGACAATGCTATTGAAAGAAAAGTACCACCCGATATTGACAAAACCCCTACACAATATGCAATAGCAATACTTGAGCACTTTGGAGAAAATGAATAAATTTTGGCGATTATGGGCAAAAGCTCTGGGCGAAAAAGCTACTGATAGCGATGATGAATCCGATCGTGTAGCTTGCATTCGTACTGTAATTGTGTTAATATACATCATAACAAACTTTTTTATTATAGCAGGCATTATAAGGCACTGGAATGGGTAAATTTGGTTTTGCATGTAAATGGATCGATAGGCCGGATCAGGTAGATAAGATCAGTCCTAAAGATGATTGTAAAAAATACAATACAGGTACAACAACTATAACATGGCTTAACAATCAAACAAGAGACGAAGCCGAACAAAAGCTCTGGAATCTAATGGAGCAAAACCTCAAAGCTACGCACTTGCTTGTAAATCGTGTAGGAGAACTTGATGAAAATCTTAGGATGGTGCGCCTTAGCAGTGATATTCTTCCTGCTTACACTGAACCAACATGGAGTTACTTTTGGCGTAAGCCCGATGTTATTCAATATCTTGAACGGAATTTTAGCCTTATCGGCGATAGTGCTCGTGCAAGCGGTACCCGTCTTAGTTTTCATCCTGGTCAGTTTACTGTGCTGGCTAGTGATAATCAAGATATTGTCAACAGAAGTATAGAGGAGTTTGAATATCATGCTACAATGGCCGCTCGGATGGGCTTCGGTAAACAATTTCAGGATTTTAAAATCAACGTCCACATTGCGGGTAGAGCCGGTCCAGAAGGTATCCGCAGTGCGTATAAACGACTCAGTCCCGAAGCAAGGAATACAATTACAATCGAAAATGAGGAAATAAGTTATGGTCTGGATGATTGTCTCTTACTTGGCGATTTACTACCTATTGTTCTTGACATTCATCATCATTGGATTCGAGAAGGGACCTACATGGATACTAAAGATTCCCGAATTACACGGATTCTTGACAGCTGGCGCGGTGTTCGTCCTGTCATGCATTACTCCGTGTCTCGAGAAGATGTCCTCGTTGGGCACACCATTGGTGACTTGCCCAATATGGCTACACTAATAGAGTCCGGCCATAAAAAACAAAAGCTAAGAGCACACAGTAACTTTTATTGGAATACTGCTGTAAATGATTGGGCCTTAGGATTTTCAAAAGATTTTGATATCATGTGCGAAAGCAAAGCTAAAAATTTAGCAAGTTTTGAATTGTTTAATCAGTATAAGAGGAAAAATTTAGATGTTAACTAAAGAAAAAATTGAATATCGAATTTCTGTTTTACAGGAACAACATAAGAATTTAGATAAAACTATTGATTCGTTATATGTTGCTAACACAGATGATTTAGAAGTTCAAGCACTTAAAAAGAAAAAATTATCTATTGTAGATGAAATAGTACGTTTGGTTAACGAATTAAGACGTATAGAAAACGAAGTCTAAAAAAAGCCAAGATTACTTGGCTTTTTTTGTGGTTTTACGGGGAGTAGTTGCTTTAGCTACTTTTTCCGATGAATTCTTTTTAGCTCTTGGTTTCTTGGCTTTCTTTTCAACCGTAACTTCTTCTACAATAACTGACTCGTGTGCTGTGTTCTCAGGTGCAGATGTTACGGCTACCGGCTCTTCCTGAACTGGAGGCTCAATCTTGTATGGGGCAGGCTCTGTAGTTGGGTGATTTTCCTCAATCTTCTTATTAAGGCTTCTATAAGTTAATAGACCAATTCCTGCAATAATAATTAAACCAATTAGTAATTCCATAGTAATCTCCTTGTGCAATATTTAGCGATAAATATTAGCATAAAATAAAAAATGTCAAACGCCAATTTGCCCGTAGTCACATTGACTCGTATCATCTGAAAACTGGGAAAGCGATGATTTTAGGATCCTTGGACGCCCAGTTGACCGTTTGACGCAATATTTATATGTACAATTTCATCAAATACACAATTCTTAACGAAAAAAAAGCACCAAAGACTCTTAAGCAAATTGAGTTGCCGTACCCTTACGACGGACTGGGCAAAAGTTTAAGTAGACAAACAATTGAATACCATTATGGGAAATTATATAAAACCTATGTGGATCGGTACAATAAAGGAGAAGGCGATCCAGATTTTAACGAAGCAGGCGCATTTTTACATGAAATATTATTCTCGCAGTATAGACAGCCTACTAATTCAAATAAACCGCAAGGATCGTCCTCAGATCTAATTACTAAACATTTTAAAACATTTGAAAATTTTAAAGAAGCCTTTGAAAAAGAAGCTATGTCAATTCAAGGCAGCGGTTGGGTATATTTGTCTAGAAGTGGAGAAATAAAAACAATCAAGAACCACCAGATAAAAATGGATATTATTTTATTAATTGACTGGTGGGAGCATGCCTGGGCATTAGATTATCAAGCAGATAAAAAGAAATACTTAGAAAACCAGTGGAAAATTATTAATTGGGACGTAATTAATACTAGAGTCGATCCAAAGTCTTAAGACTACTCACCGGAAGATTCCAAATACATCTCTTCTCAACACCCTTTTCTTGTGCAAATCTTTTAGCATCGCAGTTAGAACAAACGTGGTAAAAATTGTTATTAAGTCTTTTAGGATCAATTGATCCTTTTTCTCTTTTAAATTCTGTACCGCAACTGTCGCATCTGAAAACAGCTAGTGTTTTTTTTCTTATATAGGTGTGTGTATTTCCCAATTTACTGGGTCTAGAGTAATGATTTTCAACGTATTCGGATCTTAAAAACATAAATTTATTTACATTAAGATTATAAAAATGTTTTGATAAATATTCAATCGAAAGGACTATTTGTGATTACAATAACCTCATCAGCAGCTGAAAAAATTAAAGAAGTATTAGCAGAAGAAGGCAATCCAGATTTAAAACTAAGAATGTTTGTCCAAGGTGGAGGATGCAGCGGTTTTACATATGGATTTACTATAGAAGAATTACCCGCAGAAGAAGACGACTGGACAATCGAAGAACAAGGTGTAAAGGTGTTAGTCGACAGTATGAGTGCTCAATATTTAGAAGGTGCAACAGTTGATTATGTTGACGATTTAATGGGCAGTCAGTTCACTATTAAGAATCCAAACGCTACAACAACATGTGGCTGCGGTTCAAGTTTCGGAGTATAAAATGACACAACAAATTATCGATATTGGTATTCAAGGAAATGACGGTACTGGTGACAGTATTCGCGAATCGTTTCGTAAAGTAAATGAAAACTTTATTGAACTATATGCTGCATTCGGCCTAGGCGGACAGTTAAGTTTAAGCGATTTAGCAGACGGTCCTGAAACTTATGGTAATAATCAAGTTATCATGTCTAGTACCAATGGATCTACCCTAACAGCAAGATCCTTAGTCTCTACCAGTAACGCACTCACTATCGATACTTCGGACAACACAAAAATTGTCTTTAACGCAAACACAGCAACACTAGCTGGAGATCAAACACCTACATTGGCAAACCCTATGAATGCAGGTGGACAAATTATTGCAAATTTAGCAGATCCTAGTACATGGTCAGGAAAGATAACTGAATTTAATACTGTCTTTAATATTAGCCCACCTGCTACTTTAGATAGCATTGCTACTAGTGTAAAATATGTTACAGATAACTTTGTTAAAACAACAAATTCAATAGTTGAAGGTAATCCATATCGACAAGTAACAGACGTTCTTAGAGTAAGAAACGAACCAACAGTTCCGCAAACTAGCGATCCAGATTACGATGCTACATTAAAAGGAAATTACGTAGCAACAGAAGCAGTGCAAAGACAGCATGTAGTCCGCAGAAGCGGAGACAAGATGACCGGTCCATTAGTTCTCAACGAACATCCTTCTCCTATTTTAGAAAACGGTCCTGTTGACGATGTAAATCTACAAGCTGCTTCTAAATATTATGTAGATAATCAAGTTTTTACGAGCGGTATTAATTTATTTGTTTCAACAACAACCGGCGATGATTTACAAATTAAAAGTCCTCCTGGAAAAGAAGGAAGATTCTGGCAGTATGCTTATAAAACAATTGGAGCAGCGGCTCTGGCAGCTGAAAATATTCAAGCATCTTCTCTAATAGAACCTGGCCCATATAGACAAAAAATTACATACAATAGTACAGGTGCCGATCAATATTTTTCAACTATTCAAGAAATTACTGCTACAGGTGGAAATACTAACTTATTAGGATATCCAGACGCTTACTACTTGCTATTGAGCAATGTAGACTTTATGAAAAGCGAAACTATAGCCTACATTAACAACAAATATGTTAACCCATTCGAATTTGATGCAGTAACACTACAGACTCAACTTATTTCTGTTATAAATGCAATTGGTCAAGATTTAGTTTTAAATTCTACTTTTAATACTACTACTGTAACAACAGATCTTCTAGAGTCTGTTAATACCTCTAATTTATCACAGATAATTGACGCAATAAAATATACAAGAAATCAAATAGCCAATTGGGCATTTACCTCGTCTGAGCAGTCTGCATTAACTGGCTATGTTGGAGACATTATAGATGCACTTTGTTTCGACCTAGTTCTAATATCGAACTATCAAAGTACTCAAGTGGCCTTAGGATATCCTAACGTAGATATGAAGTTAGATGTAAATGAATTCGCAACGGACAATAACAGTGTTCTTAAAAATTTAAAAACTTCATTACTAGCTATTCCTTCTGTTGCTTCAAGTCCTGCTGCGGTCGCTTCTATCAGTACTAATATTGATTTGATTATTAATATAATTAGAGGACAAGAGGTACAAACTCCTGTATATCCTGTAAACTCCTCTTATGTAACTAATGGAGAAGTTTCTGCTAAAAATCTACTGTTAAACAATATTAGTTTCATGCAATCTGAAGTAATTGCTTTCTTAACTTCGAATTACTCGGGATTGTCATACAATCGAACAAATAGAAGAAGAGATGTCGAATATCTAATATGGGCACTAATTTACGACTTTACCTTTGGTGGAAACAGTAAGAGTATAGACGCAGGTCTACAGTACTGGACTGGAACACAAATACTTGCTACTGCAACCAACTCGTCTAACGATTACATTACAGTCTCTAGTGCAAGTAAATTATCCCAAGGAGACCCAGTTGTTTTCATAGCGAACACTATGTTCGGTGGTCTAGTATCTGGTCAAACTTATTATGTTAAAGACATAATAGGTTCTAATATCACAGTATCGGATACACAAAACGGTCCAACTAAAGAACTTACAACAGGTTCGGGCATAATGACTATTAGAAATAGAAATATTAGTGCCGCAGAACTAGAACCGTTGTTAGATGCGTATACTTACTTAGGACAAATAGCAACTAATATTGTACAAAACATAACACTACCTACAACTTATCAAACCAGTGTTATTCAATATCTTAACATTACTCTAGAAGACGGAGCAGTAACCACAAGTAGTATTAATTCAAATATTAATATTGTTAAAAATATAATAGAATTCTATACTGCTCCTACTGTTGTTAATCCTGTTATTACTCCTGTAACTGTAACTGTAAGTGCAACACAGGTTTCTACAAACTATATCACTGTTAACGACAACAGCGTATTAAATGAAGGTGATCCGATTGTTTTCACAGGTAGCTCAAGTAGCAACTTAGTTACTATAGGCGGATTATTATTAAACTATACGTATTATGTTCTATCAATAGAGACCGCAAACAGAATTACTGTATCTGCATCACAAAGTAGCGGTGCCAGCGTTCCTTTACAAACTTCTTCAGGAGCGTTAACCGGTACAACAGGAATCTTAGTAAGTACTAGAGCTGCTATACTAGCAAATAAAACCGCATTATCCAATGCTCCTGTTACCTATATTTTAAACGAAGGCGCAGCAGATTTTCCAACTATTACAAGTCAGTCTGATTTAGACTCAGTTTTAGATAAATTTACTCTAACATCTGATCTACTTAGTTTTGGTTTAGAATATAGAGCTAACCCGACCAACGACGGCGTATTGGCTAATCTTTCAATTGGGGATCAAGATGCTATCGCATTGCTAGAGGCCAACTATGATTTCTTAATTGATGCAACTATAAGAAATATTTTAAACCCAGAACCAACTTATAGTTTTTACGGCAGTCAAGATAATTATAAACAGCTCTTAAGATATACATTAGAATCATGTGTTTATGACGCAATTTATGACGGTAACCAAGCAAGTATAGAAAGAGGAATAAAGTGGTTCTCATTAACTGAATCATCGATTGATTCTATAACAGTTAATGCAATTGGTCAAATGGCCTCTTGGGCATTAAATTGTGCAAAGAATATTCCAGTTACTCCTCCTCCTGGAACAACAGAAACACAACAATCAACACTAGATGGCAATACCTTAACAACTGTTAGAGAAAACGCATTATCTAATAATTTTGTTACATTACTATCTGCTGCAGAGTTAGGTGAATACACTCCTAGCGTAGAAACTGGTGTGCCTACAGGAACAACACAACAACAAACAGTTCAGGATACTCTGTTTAATAATTCGGTTACAGTCTCCTCTAACACTATAAATTATCTCACAACTGTATATGATGGAGGATTTAACTACAACGAAGCTTTATGCGCAAGAGATGTGGGATTAATAGTTTCATCTTGTGCTATAGATATCTATACTGGTGGTAATGCACTAAGCGTTAGTGCTGGTAAAAGTTACTATAGAAACGCAAGTGCGCTTAAGGCAATCACAGATCAGTTTACAGAAACAGTAGATGCTTTAGAATTTGCAAGGGATCTTGGAATTCAAGTCCTTAATCAAACACTAGGAGAAAGATATCAAGACATTGATTTACAACAAACCGATGAAGATTTAACAGCCACAGATGCAGCAATTACAGATTTTGTAAACTGCATGAATGTAATTATCAGTATTATTAAAAACGGTGTTTCTGCAGCTCCTGAAGTGACATATGGTTCTGCTGTGTGGACATTAACCGTTAATAACGGAGGGCAAGGATACGCAGATCAAGGATATC